ACTGATTCGTGTTCGTTTTTTTCGATCTTCGTAAAATCGCCAACGTTGGGAACCTCTGGGTAGCGATGTGCCAGCACAAGGCTGGGAAACTTTTCAATTTCGGCAAAGAGCACGGGCCGCCAAGCCACCGTTGCCGCCTCTATTCCGGAACAGACCGAGACATATCTCATTCCTCTTCCGCCTCTGGCTGGGCGGTGTGGGCCTCACGCACAGCGTCGATGCTGGCAAGGTTGCTCAGAAGCGACCGGCAGCTCCGGTCAATCAGGTTGTAAATCTGCTGGCGATCATCCATGCCGATGAGTTGGGGAGCCAACCCGGCCGGCAGCGACAGAATTTGAGTCTGGATAGACCGGTTAGCAGCGGCGAGGACTCTCTCCAAGTCTGAAATGGAAACCACCTGGGCCTGTTCATGGGCCAATTGCAGCTCTTTCAGGTCAGCTTCAGCCTTGGTTTTCCGCAAAAATGCCTGATCGAAGGTCTCGGGCGGCTCTTCGGAACTGTCCGGGCTGTTTTCGGGGTGCCGATTTCCGCCATTTCCGCCCTTTTGGGCACTCCGATAGCCCACATACCACTCCAACGTGGTGGGCCAATCCAAGACAAAACCGCGCGGATCGCTCTTGGCTGGCAACCCCTTGTCTTTGATTAGGTTGCGAACCTGCCTATCGGTCAAGCCAAGTAACTCCGCAACGTCCGAAACAGGCAATGCGGAGTAGCTTTTCGGGTTTTCTGTTTTGGACATAGGCGTGGAAACGGAAATGAGTTAAAAAAAGGCTGGCTCTAGCGCGCATCCGGGCTAGCGCGTCACCCTCAACGCTCTCAGCGCCGGGAAGGACCCGCGAGCGGCAGAGCGGCTAACACTTCGCACTGATCGCTTATAACTACTTTAATGTCATCGAGATGTGACTTGTTAAACCTCCAATAGAGTGGCGACTGGCCCTTTCGGGAGCATGGTCGATGGGATTGGCTCACGCCTCACAGCCCGCTTACTACGGATTGGCTACTCCGGCCTGTCAAGAGCCGTGCCGATTGTGCCAAGCTATGCCCGACCCGCAGTCGCCCTCTAGCTCTGTTGTGCTCTCATACGTCGCAACTGCGCTAATTCGGCGGCCGATAGCCGTACCGGATTGATTTCGAGCGCATACCATACCGCTTCAATCCAACTCGTGAACGCACATTTGAATCCGTATCCCTCATTCCACCAACAAACCCAAGGGTGTGAATGGTCTCCGATTCGTGCAATGCGTGGTTTCTTCATCACTTACCTTTCAGTTCATCCAGCCAATCGGCCCAGGCTTGCAGCATCTCGGCTCTTTGCCTGGCATATTGGGCGCGGTTGTACACGCCACGCACGCCCTTGAGCTTGTGATTGAGCGCCTTCTCAATCACATCGGTGTTGTACTCTTGCTCACTCAGGTTGGTCGCTGCTGTGCGTCGTAAGTCATGCACTGTAAAGTGTTCTATCTTCACAGGGATACGGCTCAAGGCACGGTTGAGTGTGCTGGCTGCAATGGGTGTGTGATCGGCGGCGCGCATGGGAAACACAACGCTTGCACGCGGATGCCGTTGGCGCTGTGCTCTCAGCAACTCAAGCACTTGCCGTGGCAATGGCACGACAAGCGGCGTGTCTGTCTTGCTGTGCGCTTCCGGCAAAGCCCATTCCGCCTTGTCCAAATCGAACTCATCCCAGCGCGCGCGCCGTGCCTCGCCTTTGCGGGTCAACGTCAACAGAATGAACCACAAAGCTGCTTTCAGATCGGGGCGAATTCGAGCCATTTCAAGGGCTTTGAGAAACGCTGTGAGTTCGCCTGGCTTCAATGCCCGGTTGCGTTCGCTCATCTCCGCCACAAACTTGGCTGGGATCGCGCTCAACGGATTCTTATCCGCAACGCCGCGCACAAGCGCGTAATCCCATAACCTTTTCAGCAAGTTACGAATAGCCAACGCGCTTTGCGGCTTGCCGTCTTCCACGCGCTTGAAGATCAGCTCCCGCACATCGTCCGTGTGGATCGATCCGATAGCCCGATTGCCGATCACCGGATACACGTCTCGCTCCAAATACCGGCGCATGGGCGCAACATCCCGCCGGCGGCGCTGTACGTGCCCGGTCAAATACTTCTCGCCAAACGCTTTAACGGTTTCGCCTCGCTCTTCCGCAAGTTTCTCTTTGCGGCGCTGTTCGGCTGGAGACGTTCCGCTAGAGATGGCCGACAAAAGCACGTCGCGCCTTTGTCGCGCATCCGCAAGGCTTAGGACAGGGAAACGGCCCAGGTTGATCTTCCCAGGCCGTCCACGGAGTCTGTAGCGCAAGCGCCAGCTCTTCAAGCCACTTGGCTGCACCTCCAAACCGAGGCCGCCGCCGTCAGTGACCGTATACCGAGCCTGTTTTGGCTCAAGTGCGCGAATCTTGGCCACCGACAACCCTGTTTTTCTCCCCATGTACCCAATTGCGCACCCAAACCCGAAAACCGCGCAACAAAGCCATTGTTTTCTAGGGCTGTCCATTTCTAGGTAGAGAAAATAGCCGAATCACGGCAACTCTGCCGTCTTGAAGGCAAAGAAAAGGCCCAGCCGGAGCCGGGCCTGTGTGGCATTGCTTAGTTGTCAGCGGATTAAACCGTTACGCCTGAGCAACCGCTCATCCTCTTTATCTTTCTCTGGATCAATCAGCGGAGCGGCATCATAGACCCGAATCGCAAACACCTTCACTGGAGCAGGCCCAAAGTGCTCATGCTGGATGGTCTGGATTTCATACCCTCGCCAAGCTGAAACGATCACGGTGTCAGGACTGTGCGGTTTGTACGCGTCCCAAAAGACCACGCGGTCATAAGTCCGGCCCACGAGGCGTTTTTGCCAATACGGCTTCACGAGCCGGTATTCAAACCGCTTTCTTCCCTCTTTAATTTCTCGGAAATAGCAAGACTTCAAATGCAACACGAGATTACGCATCACTCACCGCCGAAGCATCCCGTTTCCGGGTAGGTTCCCGGCCGCAGATAGATATGAACTATGGCCGCGCCGATGCCGTAGGTTTCGAGCGTGGCATCTGCAACAGAGATGCCACGCGTTCCGCCCAACACTGGTCGTTGAAGATCATGGAACGTGGCGAGGTATTGGCTCACGCCAGAGCGCACACCTAGTCGCCAATCGTCCGGAGTGATCCTCCACTCGATAGGCGCACAGTTGAGAAAGTCAAGACTTTGCGCCTCAACGCGTGGGCCAAACCTCTCACTTAAATGGAGAGCAAGCGGCTGGCCAAATTCACATTGAAAAGTCAGAATCATGCTCAATCCTCTGTGGTGGCAAACAGGCAGGGGAACGCCTGGCCGGCAAGAATCATCCGGTCGAGCTGTTCACGGAAAGTCCGCTTGACCACTTCCCCGTTTACGTCATCGTCATCGTGATAGATGAGCTGCTGAATGCGGCCTTCACTTAACCCAACTATTCCGTCATCAAAGATGTACTCTTCTCTGAGCAGTTCGGACTTGTCGGCGCAATCCAATTGTTTGCACATTTCAGCGATGACAGCCGTTTCCGACTCACCCGCCCACCACTCATAATCGTTCACCGCAAAGATTCTGATTGAGCGGCGCATTTCAATTTCCTTGCTAATTCTGTCCATGGTTCTCCTTTTTCATGCTGCAAAAAGCATCATCTGATCGAGTGCCGGCACAATCCGCGGAGCATCAAACAGCGACTCCGCATCGTCTGTAGGCTCGCTCTCTCTCAGCACTTCAAGGCGCGCCCACGCCTCATCATCATCACAGTCAACAGCCGCGTCGATCATCTCCAACAGGGCCACTCGTTCAACGTCCGGCTTGAGCCCAAGCATCTGGCAGCACTCCGGGAAGCTCACATACTCCCGTGGTGCCGGCGGCGGCACAGACTCGGAGCGTGCAATCCAATCCCGCGCCAGCAGAGCCTCATCCGTGGGCCGATCACCGTCTTTGCTGCGCGCGTCCAGAAACGCAACCTCGATCATCCGGTAGTAAAACCAAAGCACCGGGGTGTAGTTCCATTGCCGCCTGGACGCCTGCCACTTGCTTACGTCTAACTTGGATTGCTGCTCCATTGCTTACCTCGCTCCGTATGGAGATTTCAGCCACTCTTTGAAGGGTTTTCCGCAGTCGGCATCCAGGAACCGTTGGTATCTTTGCTGGCTTCGCGTCAACTTGGGTGGTTGTGGACTTTCGGCGGTCATTGCCTTCTTTCCAGCGTCAGTAACACAGAAGCATGGATCGCCGCCTGTGAGTTCACTGGCAGGATGCTCGATCATGAAACCAAGCGCAACCAACTCACGGCAGGAGGTGGCGATATCTCCCCCGGCAACAAAGTAATTGCGATATTGCTCGCCTCTGCCGTACCGATCTACTCCAAGTGCATGTTGCAAAATCTCCAACAGTCTTTCTTTCATCTCACCCTCGGTTTCGTGCCCTTGTAACTGGGAAACCTGTCCAGAATTTCCTGCTCTGTTTCGCCCATGAATTGAACCCGTTCAGCAACCCACTGCCAAAACTCATCAATCTCCGCTGCCCGACGCCGAGCTTGGCTTTCTCTTTCGAGCGCCAGGCACCGCGCATCCTTGCCTGCCTCAATCTCCGCTGCCACCTCATCAGGCCGTGGAAAGAATCCCTGCCCGGGCTTGATGCGCAGAGCTGCCAGCGCTTCGCGGAACCGCGGGAGAGAGTATTTCAGGGCCACTTGCTCGAAGTCCTGCAGATACCCCTCCATCGATTCCGTCATGTCTTGATTCGGGTATCGTTTGGCTGTCTGCTTTACGAGCAGAGCCATCTCCATCCAGTCCGCGTCGCTCAATCGCCTGGGCGAGCGCGGCGAGGTTGCCGTCAACGCGTTGTTTAGCTGGACTAGGCTTACATGCTCCATGGACTTCCTCGTTCTGGCGTCCTGCGTTTTCCTTGAGCGGATAAACGTCGCGCCAACTGTTCGTGATGCTCCGGTTGAGAACATCTTCGGCGTGCTGCCCCATCGCTTCCAGCCGGACAAGTTCAGCCACGATGTTCTTGCGGGCGCGGTCTGTGAGCGGAGCCCTTATCTTCCGGCGCATTTCCTCAAAGTCCGACCAAACGTCCTTGGAGATCCACTCCGGCAAAACAAACTGCGAAGGCTTGTCCTTCGCGGCGGTTTTTGGCTCTGGCTCTGGCTCTGGCTCTGGCTCTGGCTCTGGCTTCGTCATTTTGGCTGCGAGTTCAGGCAGACAGTCTGCAACTTTAAGCAGATAGTCTGCATTTCCTTGCAGAGTGTCTGCATTAAGTCTGCATTTCGTCTGCATTTTCGAGGGTCGTCCAGCTTTCCGTGTTTCGATCTTTTCTTCCGCCAGCCATGCTTTGAAACGTTCCCTTTCACTCTGATTGAGCCGACGGGATTCCGGTACAGCGCCGTTGGCAAACAGCAAACAATGCCGCGCCAGATCGGTGTGAACCATCGAATCTGCATACTCGTTCCAGTCATGCACAATCAGCCGATGGTCTGGATCGGTATCCAACCACCTCGCTTCGACAAGCGCTGCAATCAGCGCACCTGGCTCGCCGTCCCACTCCACCCAAGCCTCAATGGCTTGGTTCGAATATTTTCCGATGTTGCCTTGTGGCGTGAAGCGGCCGCAGAAATGCCAGATAGCCTCCAAACAACCCAGGGCTACGTATTTCGGGCGGTTCAGCCTAGCCTTCAGGTCTGCGAACTTTGGATGATCTGGTACTGCCCTGAGAGCCATCAACCACACCTTTCAGAGAGCTGCATCATGCGTTCTATCCGCGCCGCAGTCTCGTCTTTTTTTGAATTGGAAGAAAACCGCTTGGACATCTTCCAAAGCGTCTTTCTCCTGTGCTCCTCATCCATCAGATCGAGATTCTTCACGCCAACCATCTCCACAACCGTGTGTGAAACCGCATAGAGCCGTGCGTAACGCTGCACCGGTGTGATTTCACCATGCGAATTCTCTGCGTATCTCAGCTCTTTTTTCTTGTTGACAATCGAGTAACATGAACGCCCCAGCAGCTTCGCCAATGCGTAGTCTGTAACCGTCCCATCCAATCGCCGGAGGCTTGCTACACCCTCCGGCGTCCAACGCTTGCCCATGGCTTAAAACCTCATGGGCATGACCACATAGCCCAACGTCTCGTCTTCGTGCGGTGCGGCCTTGAATAACAGCGGCTTTGTATTGTCTGGCGGAAGAGCGATGCGGACTTCGCCGTCCAGCTTTTTGACCAGGTTGATCAGGAACTCGCCGTTCACGCCGATAGTCAGCGGATTTTCCGGGCATCCCTGGCAATCCACCGTTTCACGTGCCTCCCCGCCCATGGCGCTCGATGCATCGATCGTGATTTGCTTATCGAACGTGAGGCGGATACAGCCTGAGTTCTCATCGCTCAGCAATAGGCAGCGCTCCAGGCTGGCCAGCAGATCGCTGGCATTGGCGGTGACTTCCAGCCGAGGGTCGGACGGCACCACTTTGTCATAAGACGGGAACGCACCGGAGAGTACATGCGCTGAGATAAAAAACCTCGTCTCGTTGATTTTGACGGTGGCTAGGATCGCAGTCTTGTTAAAGGAAAGATCGACTCCGCCGTCTTCGTCCACCAATAAGGGCAGCAGATTTTTAATGAGCGGCGCGGGCAACAGCAGCTTGATTTTCTGCTCGCAGGGAAGGGTGTACTTCATCAAGCAATGGCCGTTGGTTGAAACCATGCGCAGATATTGCCCGTCTCCCTCCAGCAGAATTCCATTGATGACGTACCTCGACTCTTCCGTGCTCATCGAAATCAGCGCAAAGCGGAGAGCCCGCGCAAAACTCCCCTGAGTAAACGAGATGGCTGTAGTTCCAGCCATCTCGAATGCCTCGCCGGTACATGGCCACTGCGCGGCATTCAGTACAGGCAGCACGGCGCGGGCGCGGCCACATTGCAAAGTGGCCCGCCGATCTGTGGCGCTGATCTTCACTTCATCGCCATCGAGCAGCTTTGTCCACTCCATGAAGTGCTCGGCGGGCATTACGATGGGGAGCTTCGGTCCGTGTGGCTCTGAGACCATGATGGCGCGAATAGAGGTATCCAAATCCGTTGCTTCGATAGCCAGGCCGGCAGCTAGCTGCTCCATGCGCACGCATGACAGGATAGGTATCGTCGTTTTGCGCTCAATCGCCATCCCAACCACTTTCAGGGTGTGCTTGAGATTAGCGAGTGTGATCGCCGCTTTTAATGGAGCGGCTTCCGATTTTTCTTTTGCGGAGTTCATCGGTTCCTTTCATGAATTGAGTGTTGAGTGTTGAGCTACTTTGTTTTTTCCGGCTCTGGAAGAATCAACAATCCGGCATTGAGCAGCAACGTGGTGAAGCGGTCCAGTGCAATCGGCAACTTATACGAGATTATGCGTACGCTCATGCCGAGCAGACTGGCCGCCTCGGCATGTGTGTACTCCTGAATAACAACGCGGTTCAGGATGTCTCGATCCAGGGAGTTCAAACGCCGCAGGCACCGCTCCATGTCGTGAACGAAAATCACGGCATCTTCAAAGGTGCGAATCGGCTGGCTTGAAACCCAGCCGCGTCCAATCGGATCGGCCAGTGAAGACGCCACCCGGCTCGTCTGAAGCGAGGTATAGAAATAGCGCCGCAACATCCCGTGCGTTTGTAACCTGTAGAAGTAGAGATCGAGTTCGGGCACGTTCTGCGCATTGCTCATCGCGTGCCTCCAACATTGTTAGGACGGGCATAAGACAATGCGCGCGTAGAAGACCCTGCCTTCCGGCCGCGGCGTTTGCGGCTTTCCGGCGTTGGGAAGTTGCGGAGCATCGATGCGCATCCGGCGCAATAGACGCTGGATGCGTCTTTGGCGCGGTAGTAGAGCGTTCCGCACGCCTCACAAATTTTCAAATCGACATGGATAGACATTTGCTCTCCGAAGAAGTGAAGATATGAACGGGCTACAAGGTCAGAAGATGTTCCAGCTCATCAACCTCACGCTGAGCCTCGGGACTTATCGCCTCTGAACGCACATAAGGCAGCGTGGTGCTTTGCCTTCGTCGCTTGAGGCATTTGCTGATGCGCGCAACAACACAGATAACGCCTATGGGACCAAACGCAAACGCCGCAATGAAAACGATGACGGCAAATACATCAAAGGCGTCGATCACAGGTCGGCCTCATCTGCTGCGCGTTAGGCTTTGCGCGCCACGGTAAGCGCTTCAAAGCGGCGCAAGAACAAGGCCTCAGCATGTTCCGGGATAAGCGGAGTTATCTCATCCGGCAAAGTCTCTCCGCCAAAATCTGCGTTCTCCATGAGATCACGCATTTCTGTGTTTAAGAGGATGCGGTCTGCCTTCTTTACAATCAGCGGCTCGATAATTCCCAGTTCATACCGCTCGGCGATTACGTTCATAAGCCGGCGTTCATATTCCCGGTAGAGTTCTCCCAGTCCGGACGCGTGCTTGATGGGGCTTGGAATATCGCAGAGATAGGCTTCTGAGGCATCATGCATCAAGCCCCAAAGGGCCATTTCGCGAGCGGAAGTAGTGCGCAGATATGAAAACGAGAGGCAATATCCTCTCAATGCCATCTTTTCGGCCAGCTTACTGACCCGCAGGGAATGGTCGGCAACGCTGTAAAAGCGCTTCACATGCCCGGTGAAACGGCAAACCATGGATAGAGCGTGGGCGATGTCTCTTATATCCAGTTCGTCAGGCTCTGGATTAAGCGGCCAAAACTTCCGGCCGGTAAACGTGCGGATAAAAGTGTATTGCGTGCGTTCCAAGCGTCGAGCTTTGATGCTAAAAAGCGTACTCATTCCGCGGCCTCCGGTTCCGGCTTTGGAGCCTTGGTGGAGTTGTGGAATGGAAGCGAGACACGCGCCATCGCTGACTCTGCTGTCGTCTCTTTTTTTTGGGATCGCATCGGCATGATGAGGGCCACGGGGCCATCTGATTCGTCAGTGGACACAAGAAGCGCTTTGCCTTCCTCTGGCTTGTGCGTGTGATCGATGTAGAAATTGAGGGCCGCAGGCATCTTGCCGACGCGCATGGTTTCTGCCAACAAAATCAAGAGGTTGGCATCGAGCGTGAAATCTGGAACGCCCGTGTAGCCGGCGTCTTTTGTGACACAATCAACGTCCGGCAACTTCCGCGTTGATCTGCGAATTGTCGTGATGGTTGATCCGTCTTCCGACCGCAGCAGGCAGGATTTGTAG